AGATGATGATATTCCTGGAAAATTTATAATTCATTCATTCGGTCGCTGTGATGATGGAAAGTCAGTATATGCAAAGATAGTTGGATATACTCCATACTTTTATTTTTTAATACCCAACAAATTACAAAACAAGCCAAAGAGTCAATTAGAAGAAATGATAAAAAAGATAGAATTCTATTTCAAAAGTAAAGATAACAAGAAAGTATTTTACAAATTTAAATCTACTTTGATAAAAATAAAATTAGTCAAACTTAAAAGAGCTGAAGGATTTACTAATGATAGAGAATTTTGGTTTGCAAGATTAGTTTTTGATAATTCTGATGGTATGAAGAAATACAAAAGTTATTTAGAAAACAATGAAATAAGTATTCCAAGTATTCCTGAATTAAACAAACCGATGAAATACAAAATATACGAAGCTAATCTACCTCCGATGTTAAGATGTTTTCATATTAGAGAAATTAGTGGTTGTTCATGGGTTGAAACTAATAAATACGATTTAATTGAAGATGATGATGAAAAAGAATCAAGATGTGATATCGAAATTCATGTTGATTGGAGAAATTTGAATCCAATTAAGAAAGATCATAATGCTCCTTTTAGAATTTGTTCATTTGATATAGAATGTTATTCAATAGATGGAGAATTTCCACAGGCTAAGCGTAAAGGTGATTGTGTTATTCAAATTGGTGCTACTTATACTAAAATTGGTCAATCAGTTCCATATAGACAATATATTGGATGTTTAAATGAAACATCGGCTGTTGATAATACTATTGTTGAATCATGTGAAACAGAAAGAGAACTTTTATTAAAATTTTTAGATGAAATTAATAATAATGATTGTGATATTATTACTGGTTATAATACATTCTTTTTTGATGAAAAATATTTGTATGATAGATGTAAAGATATATTAGGAATTGAAATGGAAATGGCATATATGTCTAAGTTAAAAAATTTCAAATGTAATTTTAAAGAAATGAAATTAGCTTCATCTGCATTAGGAGAAAATTTGTTAAGATTTTGGGATACTCCTGGGCGTATTCATATCGATTTGATGAAAGATATTCAGAAAGATTTCAAACTACCATCATATAAACTTGATTATGTTGCATCATATTTTATTCGAGGTGAAGTAGTTAAATTTAAATTAATAGACGAAGATAAATTTAAACAAATTTTGACAGCAGGAGTTCTTAAATTAAATTCAGAGGTTTTGGTAGAACTTGAATGTAAAGCAGTAAAAGATATAAATCCAGGTGATTATGTTCATTTGGAAGTTGTTAAAGGATTTGTATCAGACGAAGTAGGTGAGAAATATCAAGTACTTGAAATAAATAATAATGATAAGAAAATAATTGTTAAAGGAGATGATTTTTTATTATCTGAATTAGAAACAGCAAAATTAGGAGGTACAATTTATTGGTCACAAGCAAAAGATGACGTTGGTCCAAAAGATATTTTTAAGTTTTTCAAAGGAACTCCAGATGAAAGAGCTATCGTAGCAAAATACTGTGTTAAGGATTGTCGCTTAGTAAACTTATTAATAAATAAATTAGAAACAGTAACTAAAAATATAGAGATGGCAAATGTATGTTATGTACCATTATCATATCTATTTATTAGAGGTCAAGGAATTAAATTATTTTCATTATGTTTACGTGAATTCAGAAAACATAAATATGTATTTCCTGTTTTGAAACTATCAAAATTATATAGATGTAAATGTGGTTTTGAATATTTGGATAAATGGGAATGTCCCATGTGTAAATCTAAGAAAAGAGATGAAGTTGAATCTGAATCTTCTAGTTATGAAGGTGCTATTGTATTTGATCCAGTTCCTAAAGTAGATTATGAAGCTTTAGCAACTAAAGATTATGCAAGTTTGTATCCATCATCTATTATTCATAAAAATATGAGTCATGAAACAATAGTAGAAGATCCCGAGTATGATAATATTCAAGGAATAACTTATTACAATGCACAGTTTAAAGATTCTGATGGATCAATACAATACAGACGTTTTGCAAAAATAGAAAATAAACTAGGTGTTATTCCAACTATTTTAGATAATTTATTGAAAGAACGTAAATTAATTAAAAAACAAATGGGTAAGGAAACTGATCCATTTAAATATAAAATATTAGATGCAAAACAATTAGCTGTTAAAGTTACAGCCAATTCACTCTATGGACAATTAGGTGCACCTACATCACCAGTATGTAAACGTGATATTGCAGCGTGTACAACATCTACTGGTCGTGAAATGTTAATTCTAGCAAAGAAATATGATGAAGAATACTTATCATGGATATTTAATGGTTTAAAATATTTCTACAAAACTGGACAAAATGATAAAGTGGAACATATGTTAGATCTTGAATTGAAAGCACGTAATGATCAAGAATTAATTGATAATATTAAAAAGTATTTGACTGAAGATATAGCTGATCTAACCTTTCAACCAGTTATAAGATATGGTGACAGTGTTGTTGGTAAAACACCATTACTTTTACGTAATAAACAAACTGGAAACATATTTATTGATTCGATTGAAAATATTGCACAACCAGAAAAATACAGTTTAATGAAAAGAACCAATACAGATGATGATAAAGAATCGGCTGAGCTTAAAGATATTGAAACTTGGACTGAAAAAGGATGGACTAAAGTTCAACGAGTAATTAGACATAAATTAGCTAAAACTAAAAAACTATTTAGAATAACAACACATTCTGGTTCGGTGGTAGTAACTGATGATCACTCATTGATAACTAATAAAGGTGTTGAAATTAAACCAAAAGATGTTAAACTAGGTACACAACTACTTCATAGTTTTCCACAATTTACAAATGATAAAGTAGATAATAACTTTACAGATATGATATTTATTAAAAATGATATTGAAGCATTAGAATATTGTATTCAATGTAAAAAACAAAATATAAATTATATAATTGAATCATATTATGATAAAATAGTTATCAAAACAAATATAATATCAAATAATCCAGATTCTATCAATAAAATAGAAGAATGGACTGAACCTGAAGAATATGTTTATGATTTAACAACTGATAATCATCATTTTCATGCAGGGGTTGGTTCAATGATTGTACATAATACTGATTCAATTTTTAGTTGTTACCGCTTTAGGGAAAATACCGTAAGTGTTCATAAAGATACAGCTTTAAAAGTTTGGAAGAAAGTAGTAGCATTTGGTAAAAAATTAATTGAACCATACTTTGGTCCAAAAGAACGTATCTTATTTAATCAGATCTTTGATGAATATTATTCTGATGATAAAATTACTGATTTAAGATTACCAGAACCACCTGTAACATTAACAGAACCTCAACACCATGCTATTATATTACCATTGGAAGAAAGAATAAAACAATTTGTAAAAGAATATATGCAAGAAAGTTATATTCCATGGTTGTGGACTTTAGCTGAATTAGTAGAAAAGAATTATACTTATATGTTTGATATTAAATTAACTCAATGGGCTGAACATCAATTAGGAAAAATAAGGTTAATTGCTGAAGATTTAACAGAAAATAGAAAAAATTATTTGATGAAACCATTATTAGAACACATGTCTACTTTGTTTTCAGACAAGTATATAATGCCATCTGATAATCAAATAGATAGTTTAGCAAATAGATTTTTATCAGGTAATGCTAATTCATTTGTTTTTTCAAGCGAAATAAAACTATCATATGATCAAATATTTAAATTAGTCAAGTTTTTAGTTGAGAAAACAATTAAAGAGAAATGGGTATATTCAGGTGAAAGAAAAGAATTACAAAAGATAATTAATAAATTTGTTGCTAATACATCAGATAATACAAGTAAAGATACAAATAAAATTTCTCATTACTTGACAGAATTTATAGGAGTTAATAAGAATTTAGATTTAAATACATTATCTGATTTATTAATTAAGAATTTATTATCAGATACTGATATGGGTCTTCAATTTAAAGAAGACAAATTAAATGAACATACCATTCCATTTATAGAACTTTACAATAAAAGTAATGGAAAGAAAACAATGGATGAAATTTTGGAAGAGTTTTTTGAAAAAGATCTTAAATTAAAATTTGATCGCGATAAATTAACTCATTATAATAAGGTAATTGATTTTGTAAACAATCAGATGAGATATTTAGATATGAGTCAAATGGATGAAGAACGATATTTTTATTATTGGTTACAACCAAGATGGGATTTTGAAATGAAGTCTGAAAGTAAAAAGAAAATTTATATGATAGATATTTATGAAGGTGGTCAAGCTGTAACTGATAAAAGAACTCTAGAACATGGTATGAAAATGGGTAAATTATCAGGAGAAACAATAAAATCAAGATTACCTTTTCCACATGATTGTGAATATGAAAAGACATTCTGGCCCTTTGCAATTTTAACAAAGAAAAAGTATGTTGGTAATAAATTTGAATTTGATCCGAATAAATACAAACAGGATTTTATGGGTATTGTTCTTAAACGTCGTGACAATGCACCCATAGTAAAAGAAATATGTGGTGGTATTATTGACCAATTAATTAATCATCGAAGTCCACAAGGAGCAAAAGACTTTGTTCGTAAATGTATTCAGGATTTATTTGATGGAAAGTATCATATTAAGTATTTTCTAACAAGTAAAACATTAAAGTTAAAAGAATCTTATAAAGATTGGAAGAAGATAGCTCATATATATTTAGCAGAGAAAATAGCTCAACGAGATCCTGGTAATGTTCCTCAATCAGGTGATCGTATTGAGTTTGCAGTAATAAAAGTACCTCAACCAACTGATGGAACAAAATTATTACAAGGAGACATAATTGAAACACCAAAATTTATTAAGGAGAAAAACTTGGAATTAGATTATCTATTTTATCTAACTAATCAAATTATGAATCCAGCATTACAGTTTCTTGAATTAGTTGATAAAGATGCTGTTAAAATATTTAATGAGTTTATAGAAAAAAATTCAGTACCAAAAGTTAAAAAAGAACCAAAAGTTGAACAAGTTAAGAAAGAATTAAAATCTAAAAAAGTTAAAGTTGAAAAATCAAAAAAAGAAATAAAAACTGATAATCAAAAACCATCAGCTTTAGATATTTTGATAGAAATAAAAAGTAATAAGAAAGCAAAACAAAAAAATTATGTATTAGAAATTCAGAAATTTATAGATGAAATAAATGAATATATGGTAAATAATGCTAAAGAAAATAAATATGAAGAATTATTTTTGGATTTAGAATCTTTTGAAAAAATTCAAAAACAAAAAAATAAGCATATTAATTTATAATATTTTTATGAAAATTTATATTTTGTCCTAATCGTCTGAAACCATATTTATGTCATCTGTATTTACACTATAACTTGTAGATTGATATTTATTTTGATCAGTTACAGTTGATTTATTTGAATTTTGACTAACAGATGAAGAGTTGTTTGAAACTTGTGTAGTAGCTGATTCAGAAGAACTTTGTTTAGCTGAATGTGAATCAGAAAATTCTCCTTCAGTATGAGCACTTGATGATAAATAAGACAGTTCACCTCCAGATAATTCAGAATCAACTCTTTTATTATGTTTATTATTTTTTTTATTGAGTTTATTTTTTTTCTTTTCAAGAACTTCAGCTTCAGTTGAATCTATTAAATCTTCATCATTTGAGCTAGATGAAGTTGAAGAAGTATCTGAATCATCATCTAATTTAGCGCCACCTTTTTTAGTATTTAATTTTCTTGTATTTTTACCACCACCTTTTTGAGATTCATTTTTAATTAAATAATTATACATTTCAGAACTAATAAATGGAGAAGTTGCTGATAAATCATTTTCAGAATCCATTTTTGAAGAAACTTGATCTAATATTTGATTAAATTCATATTGATCTTTTTGATTTAAATTATTAGAAATTTTATCTAAAATATGATTAACTGTAAATTCAGATATAGGAGATTCAGTAATTTCAGGGATGTTAAGACTTGCAATTAAACTCTGAGCTTCATTAGATAAACCATTAAAATTAGGTAGTGTTGAACTAATATTATCAGTTTTAATTTTATTCCAATTTATTGTATCAGAATTAATATTTTTATTTTTTGATATTGATCCACCCATAATAATATATATACTGTAGAAATTTTTTATTTAAAACTTTTATTTTTTTCTATAATAAATTATTAATATGAAAGATACAATTTTGATATGTATTGTTATAATTTTTATATATTTTTTTTTATTTATCAATCGTAAAAATTTAGTATATGTTGAATCACATTATGGTACAAAATTTTTGGTTCATAAAGACAATTTAAAAAATGAAAAGGCATATTTGCTTGGTGAAATTGTAAAAAATATATTTATTTTAAAAAATCACATGATTAAAAATATAAATGATTTTCCTTCATTCAGACCATATATTGAACAATTAAAAAATAATTTATCTGAAACAAATACTGTTATTTATGAAACTGATCCAGATTCTAGTTTAACTTCATATAGTGTTAATAAAGGAGAAGAACTTTCTTTTTGTTTAAAAAGTAAAAAAACAAATAAACTTCATGATTTAAATTTACTAATGTATGTTGCTATTCATGAAATGGCTCATATTGCCTGTCCTGAAATAGGACATGGAAAATTATTTATGAAAATATTTAAAAAATTAGCCCAAGAAGCAGTTAAAATAAATATATATACAAAAATTAATTATTCAAATATGCCTGTAGAATATTGCGGAATGATATTAAGTTCTTCAATTATTTAATAATTAACATATAAATTATTTCTATTGGAATATAATATGAAAGATCCAATAAAAATAATACATAAATATAAAAACAATAATAGAAGAATACAATACAAGATATATATATACATAGGTTCATTAGTACCAAAAGATATTATGAAAATATTAGATTTAATTATTGATAATGATTTTTTTTCTACTTTAAATTTTTTAAATAAAACTGATTATGAAATATTAGAAAACTTTTATGGTAAATTATGGTATGAAAAATTTTTTTTAAGTTATCATATTAATTCTCAAAGATATAATATTATCAATACAGCTTCCAAAAAGAAATTATTAGAATCTAAATATGGTAAGGAATGGTATAATGAACATATTGATAATCCAGTGTTAAAAAAAATATCATATTCATTTTCATCTATTTATTATAATAATTTATTAATGAGAAATAAAATTAAAACTCAAACAAGAAAAGTAGAAATGGATTTTAGAACTTATGGTGATATTGAAGAAATAAATCCAAAAAAATTAGCTTTATCTGAAAAAAATGATCCAATGTTAGGAGGATTTGATTTAATTAAATATGGTGGTAAAATAGAACAATCTGACAATGAATCAGAAGAATATAATGTTAAAACTGATAATGACGATGATGATGATGATGTTGTACAAGAAATTAGTGAAGAAGATTTTGATGAACAAATTGAAGAAGATTTTAATTTAGATGAGATTACTAAATTGTATTCTATAGTTGATGTAGAAAGTACAAAAACTATAGTTGAAACATCAAAATTAATTAGTGAAGCAATAAATAATAAAAAATGGGATAAAGAAATAGAAAATTTAGAAAAAAATTATGATGATTCATATGATAATTTAACTTATGATAATAAATTAGAAGATATTTATAAAAAATATTATATAACTGATCAATATATTTATAAGGATGATACTATTAAAAATATGAGACAAAAAATAACTGTTTCATTACCATTATCCACCAAATTTGGTAAATCAATAAGGTTATTACCAGAAGCTCAATATTTTTGGAGTGAATATAAAATAGATAATAAAGAAGATCTTGTAATGTTGGGTCAAAAATGGATTAGACGAAATGAATTATTAAAAATAGATATAAAACCAAATGAAAATATTAAAGTATATGAAAAACTTAGAAATAATTTATCATATTTGAAAGATAGTTTTGGATATAAAATTAAACGTGAGGATGATGAAACAAATATTATCAGATATTATGAAAATTTTATGACAATGAATGAAATATTCATGTTAGATATCTATAACGATTTAGGTTTAAATTACAAACCAGAACCAGAAGAAAAACGTAACTTGTATGATGTCTATACTAATATCTATTATCCTATGATAACATATGAAAGATTAGAAACAATTATTCAATTATTAAATGGAAAATCAGATAAAGAAAATCAAATTATTGAATCATATTTTGGTACTATTAAAAATGATGTTAAATTAGAAACACTAATTGAAGAAACAGTAGAACAAGCCAAAATGGATATGAATAAATTTAAAAACTTATTTTCAGAAAATTATATAATTCAATCAATTATACATGTAAATATTGCAGATCCTAAAAATATTACAGGTACTACTTCAGATTCAAAATATAATTTATATCGAATTTTTGATAATTTCATAGTAGATAAAAAATATCCATTTATTCAATTTCAAACTCCAGATTCTCAATTAACTTATAAATTTTATACTCAGGCTGAAAAAATAGATAATCAGGAAGTTTTATCTAAATGGTTTGAAAATGCTCCTTATGGTATAAATTTTAAAATTAAAATTAATAATGAAAAAATAAAAACAGATGATAAATATATTAGTATTGGATTACATGAAAATGGTAGAATTGAATATAAAATTACTTGGAAAGAAGATGATCAAGCAACTGTAAATAATATTAATGAAACATATAATTATGTTCGTGAATTATTAAAGAAATTAAATAGTGAAAATAAAAAAATAAAATTTATACTTCCGCAAGATGACCGATTTAAATATGCATTTATTAATACTATTCAAAAATTTACAATACCTGAAAACTTCAAAATTAATCATGATGATCTTTCTGATTTCTCTAGATTTTTCTTTCCTTATGTTAGTTTAGTAATTGAACCTAAAAAACGTGTATCAAAAAAAAAAGAACAAGGAGAAGAAGAAACATCCAAATATGGTACTTATTTAAGATATAAACGAATAAGTAAATATGATAATAGAATAAAAATGCATCTAAGAATACTTTATTTTTTAAGAAATTATGAATTAAATGATAGAGAATTAATAGATGAAATTTCAAAACAATTCAATATAATTGGAGATGTTGCAGCACGAGAGTTAGATTATGTTAGAGAAAAATATAGTAAAGTTATTAAAAAATCAAAAAAATTATTAAAAAAACTAAAAAGTTTACCTAAATCAAAACCACCAGGTATTGGTATTGACATTCAAGGTCGTGACAGAGATAGATATAAAATTAGAATAGAAGGTGCTCGTAATAAAGAACAACTAGAAGAAATGTTGGATTTTATAAAAGTTTTAATATATCTTTATGTTGAAACTTATTTATACAAAAAGAAAGAATTTCAAAAACTAAAAGAAATGTTAAAAAATTTAAATAAGATTGCTAAAAGGCGTCATAAAGTAATTGGTGTTATGGATTATGATAAAAGTATTAAAACAGTTAAATCAATAACATCATTAGATAAAGCTCGATTAGCTTATAAACCAGAAAAAGGTCAGAATCAGTGGACGCGTTCATGTCAAAATTCTGGTAATGATAAAAAACGTAGACCAGAAATAACTCCTGGTGATCAACTTGAAAAATTAATAAAGAATGGTTATAAATTAAATAAACAAACAGGATTTTATGAAAAAGCTATTGAAATGAAAATTAAAGGTAAAGTTTATAAAACAGTAATTAAAGCTGTTAAACTACCTGGTGAAAATAATACATATAATTTTTATACATGTGATCCATCTGAAAATCAAGAACATATGTATATTGGATTTTTAACAAGGGGTAACAATCCAAGTGATTTATGTATGCCTTGTTGTTTTAAGAAAGATCATTCAGTGGGAGCAAACAAAGAAAAGAGAAATTATTTCTTAAAGTGCGTGGGTGAAAAAACTAAAGAAGAAAAATTAGATAAAAATATTAGTTCAAATCTAGGAGACAAATTATATATTTTACAAGATACTAATAAAATTCAGGAAGGTAGATTTATTTTACTACCAAAATATTTGGATATATTTTTTAATAAAATTTGGAATCATGATCAAAAAATTAAAAACCATTATTTACTTGAATCAAAATCCGGATATTTTTTTAAATATACAGTTAAACATGATTATTATTATTTTCTTGTAGCTTTAGCTAGCATTTATGAAATGTCAATAGAATTATTAATTGATAAAATGGTTAAATTTATGGAAAAAGATCAAAATGATAAATTTTTTACTTATTTAAATAATGGAGATATAATTGAATCATTTGAAACAAGAGAAAAATATATTGAACATTTAAATACATCAAATTATTTAGAATATGATATTATTGGAGAATTATCTGCTATTCCTGGAGTTATTTCACCCAAAGGTATTAACTTTTTTATTTTAACCAAAAATACTATAATTATTAAAAAAGCACTTGAAAATGAAAAAATTAAGGAAAAATATTATTTAGAATGTTTAAACAATGAAAATTATTATTATCTTGATCAGGATAGAGATATTGTAATATTAATTAGAGAAGACAAATATTATTTTCCAATTTATCGAGTTCAAAAAGATGAAAAAGTTAATAAAAAAATAAATTTACAAAAATATTTTAGTTCAAATGGTCCATTAGAAAAAATTATCACAGAACTTAAAAAATATCATTCTAAAAGTTGTATTAATTCTATAATTAATAAAATTTCATCTAATAATAGTCTTTCAGCTAAAAATATAATACAAAAAATATATCAATCAAAATTTAAAGTTCTTAAACAATATATTGATGATAGACATAAATGTAAATATTTAGAAATAGATAATGGAATTATATTACCTACTAGACCATCTGGTATTAATTATGATTATAATTTTGTTATTTTAAAAAATAGTAAATTACAGTGGTTAAGTTTAGCAAATACTGTAAAATTACTTGAAAATATAAATAAAATATTAAATTTAGAATATATTGTAAAATCAGTATTTTATGATAAAAAAATAGATTCAAAAATTAGAATTATATCAGTATTATTAGAAAATGGTTTAACTATACCAATAGAAAATAATACAGTAGATGAAAAAGATATTAAAAAAATAGGTTTATCAATTGTATTTCAATCTTTAGAAGAAACAATAAATCAAGAAATAATTAATTCAAAAAATCAATTTATTTATGATATAAGAAATAAAAGTGTAAAAGAACATAATTATATGTCAGAAACATATAATTTATATAGATTAGAATTAAGTTTATTTTTAGAGAAGAATAATGAAATAAAAGATAAAATTATTGGAATAGTTCGAAATGTAAAATTAAATAAAAAAGATAAAAAACATGAATTAAGAAAAATATTATTTCTAATTATTGATCCAAAACTTAATTCTCGATATAAATTATCTAATAATGAAATAATAGGAGGATCTAAAAATAATAATTTAATGGCATTTTTTGTTAAAACTATTCCAGATTTAAAAAATTATTTATTATCTAATGTACGTGATTATTGTGAAATAAATAACTCAAAAGATAAATGTAACGAAAATCATCATTGTATATGGCAAAATGATACATGTAAATTACAACTAATAGAAAATGTTGCAATTGATTCAGTAAATAAAGTTATTGAAGAAATGATTCAGGATGGAATTAAATTTAAAGAAATAATTCAAGAATCAAATTATTATGTTTCTGATATAGTTGATTATACACAATATACTAACAGAAATAATCAAAAAATTATAAAATCTTCAAACTTTAATATTAATAAATTAATGAGTGAATTATTTGGTAAAGATAAAATTCCAACAATTGGTAAACGCCAATTATCAAAGATGTTTGGAGATGTTGTTGAAGATGTTTATCCAGAAGTTATTGAAATGGGTAAACAATTTATTCAAATAATAGCACCCAACAAAGATTCTATAATTAGGGCATATGTTAATTCATACTATTGGATAAATAATCCATTATATGATATTGAATCAAGAAATTTAGGTTATCTTAATAATTTACAAACAAATTTAACTTATTTATTTAAGGCTAATATAATAGATTTTGTACAAAATAATTTAAATAAAGGAAATCAAGAAATTAAAAAATATTTACAAAAATATTTTAAAAATGATTCTAATTTTTTTGAATCAACATTAAATAAATTTAGAAAAACTTCATTTAATACTGACGGTATAGTTGAATTATATATTTTAAGTCATTTAATATTAATTCCAATTGTTGTATATGATAATTATTCTAATGTCAAATATATATTTTTGCAAGGAGAAATACCTGTTAATAATGAAACAATTACAAAATTTACAAAAGAAAATAATTTAAATAAAACAATATTTTTAAAATTTGATTTTGATTCTTCAAACACTATACCAAAAAATATATACTCAATTTATTATTTATAGAATAAATTATATAGCTTTGTATAGTAAATTATGTCAGAACATGATAAAATACTTAAAGAATTAATACAAAATCAAAAAAAAAATATTATTGATAAAAAACTTTGTTTTAATGATTTGAGAAGGATTAGTAAATATTTATCAAAATCTATTTTTACAGATGAATGTTCATTATGGACTGGTTATGTAACAACTATTAAAAAAGACACTAAAAGTTCTTATATAAATTTTTATTACAATGGTAAAAAATATGCTCTTCATAGATTATTATATTTAAATTATATTGGTGAATTAAATGATTCGGAGTATATAAAATTTAATTGTTGTAATAAAGGAAAATGTTGTAATATTAATCATTTTTCTAAAATATTAAAATCTGATAATGAAGACAATAAAAATATTACTAATAAAAATATAGAAAAAGAAAAAGAAAAAGAAAAAGAAAAAGAAAAAGAAAAAGAAAAAGAAAAAGAAAAAGAAAAAGAAAAAGAAAAACAAAAAGAAAAAGAAAAACATAGTATTGTAGTTGATTTTGATATTTAGTTACTTTCAAAAATATTTTATAACTTATAAATAATGGATTATAAAATAAATAAAAACTTATTAGAAATTTTAAATTATAATTTAAAATGTTATCAATTTAAAAGTATCAAATTTGAAAATGGACTTTTTGATGAAACTGTTGATGCTACATATATTATTAATTTAGTTGGTAATGGTAGATATGATAATATCATAAATCAAATTAATAAATACAAACCTACTAGTCAAGTATATATTTTACTAAATCAAGGATTTAGAAAATGCAATAAAACTAAACACATAGTTTATCCTGCTGATGATTTAAATGATGCTTTTCTTCAAATTTTTAGACATGCTAATGATAAAAAATATGAAAATATTCTTATTTTAGAAGATGATTTTATTTTCCATAAAGAAATAAAAAATAAAAAACATATTAATAGCATTAGTAAATTTTTGAAAAAAAAACAAGGTGAAGATTTTATTTATTTTTTAGGTTGTATACCATATTTAATGTTACCAAATATTACTGATTTAAAACATTTTAATAATATAAGTTCAGGTGGAATGCATAGTGTTATTTATAGTAAAAAAAATAGACAAAATATGATGGACAATTATAATGATATAATATTTAAGTATAAAGATTGGGATACAAATGCTCGTAACCAAAAAAATAGATATGCGTATTATAAATGTCTTTGTTATCAATTATTTCCTGAAACTGAAAATAGTAAATATTGGAATATTTCTCATCCTATTGTACATTTTATATCTTCTAAATTTGGTAAATATTTTATAAAAATATTAAAATTGGATACACAAGTAGAACCTGGTTATAGTATTTTATATGGTTTTTCTGAATCAATAATTTTTATTTTAGCTATTATTTTTATTTACATTATTTTTACTATCATTAGAAAAAATAAAAAATTATAATATAATATATAATATATGAATTCTCAAAAAAAAATTATAAATGGAGGTTTTCCACCAATTAAATATTGTTCTCAAAATCAAGATAATACAATATTATTAAAAGAAAGGTTTTTTGCTAATACAATAAAACAAAACATAAATATTAGACAATTATTATCTGATTCAATTAAAAAACCAATTTTTATTACAGAAGATAGTAAAGATAATGAAATTGAAGTTGCAACTGATTTTAATTAATTAATATTTATTTTTTTCATAATTTCTGACATTATGGTCATAACTTCTTGATCTTTTAAGGCTTGTAATGGATTTGATTGCATTGTTAAAACTTTATTTTGAAATTCAGGATTTGTTAATTTTTCCATTATTTTTGGATTTGAAATTACTGAATCAAACATTGTACTAAATAAATTTTCCATTGATGGATTTTGTGTTTTTGATTCATTTAACAATAATTTATTTTTAATATTAATTATATTCTGTTTTATTTCATCTATCATTTCAACATATATATTAGATGGTTCTAATTCATTTGCTTTATTATAAGCTACTAAAGATTCATCTAATTTGTCTTGACCATATAATGCTGCCCCTAAACGACCCCATGCCTTTCCCCAATCTGGTTTTAATTTTGTACTCATTATAGCATCATTTAAAGCTTCATTCCAATTTTCTAATTTAATATATGCTGCTGATCTATTTGATAATACCATATAATTTTCAGGTTCCCATTCTAATAATTGAGTATAAATATTAACTGCTTCTTTATAAAATCCCACTACATAATATTCATTTGCTTTTTCTTTTAATTTATTAAATTCATTAGGAGATTTTAGATTTTCCATTATTTTAATTTAGGTTATAAATCTTTATATATTATTAGTAAAAATAAATTAATTTGTTTTCAAGTTCTTTATCTACTTTACTTATAAAACTACTAATATCATCTAATGTTCTATATTGTTGTGAAAAATGAAATAATATTATTTTTTCATTTTGAAATAAATCTTTATTTTTTATAATTTCATCAAAATGAATATGTTTACCTTCACAACAATCACTTTTATCTTCTGGACTAAAACCAGTACATTCCATTATTAGTAAGGGTACTGTTAATAATTCAGAATTTGATATAACTCCATGAATAGTTGTATCACCAGTGTATGCCAATAATGGAGTAAATACTGTATATGTTATTTGATCTTCTCCTAAATCTTGTTTCAATTTAATAATTTCATAACCTTTTAAACTAGTATATTCTGGTTTTAATTTTTTTGATTTTCTATAAACTATGTAACCAAATGATTTTATCCGATGATCCATGTTTATCGATTTTACCCAATATTCGGATTTCATTTTACTTGAACCAATCAAATTAACCATGTTTTCAGTACATGACTCAGCTTCAACTATATTTGTTAATAATAAATTATCAAATATTTTTATATTTTCTCCTGATTTACCACAGTTCATTTCTGAAACAGCTGATGCGATCAATTTAAATGGTTTGATGCATTGTTTTGGCATTATAATTAATTTTTCTTTTTCTATATTAAATAATTTTCTTGCTGAATGATCTGAATGAAGTCCACCAATGTGATCATTGTGTCCATGAGATATTAATTTGTTATCAAAAGAAAATGCCCTATCGTTAGAATATCCCATGTCTAAAACTAAATTTAATTCATCAATTAAAATACAAGTACGTAATCCAGCTCTTGAATACCCTCTTAATGTATATGTTTGTGAACCTATTTTAATTTTTATAAATGTCTCTCCATTATTTTGATACGAATATTTTACTTCCATTAAATAAATAATTTTATAATTACTATCATTTATATTCAATTTTTATATGTTAGGTTTTCCTTCCAGTAGTCCAACTTCTTCTAATAACTTATCTAGTTCAAATACTAATCAAAATCAAGCTTTATTAAATAGTTCTAATATGCAATATCTAAAACAAGAAAATATCTATTCTTAAATTAGTTACAAGTACATTAAAAACAAAATTAACATGAATTTTAACTAAAAAAATTGATTATTATTATTATTTAATTAAATCTAATTATAGTAATGCATTTTATTAAATTAAGTACATTACTATTAATATTTTCTATTTCTCAAGCAGAAACTAATATTAAACTAGATAAAAATAATTTGATAACTCTTAGAGGTGAAATTAATGAACAACTATCATCAGATATCATCAGAAAATTTAACAAATATTCTTCTCCTGAATTGTATCTATACATTACATCCCCAGGTGGTTCAGTTATTGATGGTCTGCAAATTATTGATCAATTAAAAGCCCTTAATGAAAGAAAAATTAAAGTTAGTTGTATTGCCGATTTTGCAGCATCTATGGCATTTGCTATTTTTCAAGCCTGTCCTATTAGATATGTATCTTTTTCATCGGTATTGATGCAACATCAAATGAGTTTAAGAATTAAAGGATCTCTTCACAATATAAATAATTATATGAATTTCATCAAACAAATTGACGAGGATCTTGATATGATGCAATCAAATAAATTAAAATTGGATTTACAAGATTTTCAAAATAAAATTAATAATGATTGGTGGTTAAATGGTAAACATATTATCAATAATAATGCAGCTGATCAATTAGTTTCTGTATATTGTGACAGTGAATTAGTAGATATTAAAGAAGAAATTAAAAATACTTCTCCATATTTAGAGATTAAAGTTGTATTCTCAAAATGTCCATTATCGAGAGAACCTGTAGAAATTATTATCAATACTAAAATGACTGACAAAAATATGGATAAAGATATTTTTAAATTTATTGAATCAATCGTTCCTTCTAAATTTATCAACAAATATAAATATGATTTACAAAACTAAATTTTTACAAAAAAATTGATTTAACTAATTATTTCCTTTAAAATATTAATATAATGAAATTAGTATTCGATGGTAATATTGGATGTGGTAAAAGTTCTATACTTAAATTAATTCAAAATAATAAACCAATAGAAATGAATATTTATAATGAACCATTATATGATTGGTCTAAATGGCTAGAACTTTTTTATTCAGATATGAATAAATATTCATTTGGTTTTCAAATGAGAGTATTAAAAAGTCATTTAGATAAAAAAGATATTTTAAATGGTATATTTGAAAGATCTCCATTATCCTGTCAAAAAGTTTTTGGTGAATTATTATTTGAAGATAAAAAAATGAATGAATTAGAATGGAATTTAACTAATGAATTTTACTATGATTATGGGTGGAGTCCTGATTATGTTGTTTATCTAAAATGTGATCCTGATATTTGTTATCAAAGAATTAAACAAAGAAATAGAAACAATGAACAATCAATTGATATTAATTATCTCCAAAGAATTCATCAAAAATATGAAAATCTTTACACTGATTGTAAAAGTTATAAAGTAATTACAATTGATGCATCTAATACTATAGATCAAGTTTATGAAGATGTTATGGAATTAGTAATTAAAAAAATTAGGTTTTCAATTACAAGAACTAATAATTTTCCAATCAAATCTATTTAATCAAATACTATATCCAATTATACATAAATTATTATTGGACTCAAATGCATCATCAAATTTTTTTTTAATTTCCGGATGTTCTAACATATATTCCCAGAAAGGTAATCGTGGTTCATTGGATTCTAGTAATGGAATATATGATTTATACATCAATAATATTTTGTTTTCACCTTTAATATAAAATATTAACAAATCATCTGTAATACAATTAATATGTAATTCATATAATGTTTCTAATTCATTCGATAATTCATTTTCAAATAGTGATATTTTCAATGATGATTTATTTTTATTTACATCAAATATTTTATTATCTTCAATTTCCAAAACATTTTTCTTTATAAAATTATACCATATATTTAAAAAATCATTATATTCAATCTTTATTTTCAATGAATGGTAATGAATATAATCTAAATTTTTATGGTTAATATCTTTTAGCAAATCCCAAACAATTTCATCTAATTGGTTATATGAACCATTGGTGCTTATTAAATTAACAAGTTCTCCAAGTTTTTCTTTAACACCCATTATTATATTTTATATATTATTTATAAAAATTGATATTCATTATATTTATAATAATTGCTTTTACTTTAATGAAATGCATTACTAGTTATTATAAAAATATAGATCAAGAATTTGAAAAGAAAACTGATAATCAAAAAATATTACCTTCCAATCAAGAATTTAACTATCAATATACAATTGATAACTATTCTAGAGAAAAAAATATATTCAAACTAATCTGCTTATTTTCAGGAATACTTTTAGAAAGTTATATTTATTCAGTTGATCCAAAAAATTGTTATGGTGTCGGTTTAGGATTTGGAATTATATCAGCATTATTGTTATTTTAATTAAAAAAATTGAAATTTTTTTTTTATAGTTGGTTCTAATAAATTAAAAAAAAAAAAATATGCAATCTCACTGTTCTACATCTAAGTGCAAAAATTTCGTTTCAGCTAAAGCATCGGTTCACGGAAGAACCGAATGCAAGGTATGTCGAAGAGAAAATGGTTCTTTGATCTCAAGGTGTCAGTTTGTATACCAAAATGGAACAAAATGCAACCAAAGGAATCATGAGTACCATTATCATTGTTCAGGAAAAGATTGTAATGGTGCACTTTTTTGTGAGCTTTGTATGCAGTGTCCGAATTGTAAACCTTGTCACTGATATGTTAAAAATTGAAAATAAATGATTTATATCTATAATTTATTTATTTAATGACAGAAGTTACTGATATTGAAGATTATACCAATACTAAATTAATAAATGAAAATACTATCAAGCTTTTTGTTAAAGAATTGGTTAAAAATGTTGGTTCTCCAACTCAGTTTGTAACAATTAGAAATATCGAATTAGCTATTACCAAGCTTAGACAAAAATATAAATTACAACCATCTAAATCTCAGATGAGATACATTTATGATAAATATTTTTCTGATCAACATCTTAACAACACGCTTGGTCGTTATTTAATTAAGAAAGCATGTAGATCACGATCTGGTGTTCTTGTTAGTACTGTTGTATTAAGACCAGATGTTTTTAGTTGTCCAAAAAAATGTTCATATTGTCCAACTGAAACTGATCTTAATGGGCGACCAACTCAACCCAAATCTTATCTTAGTTCTGAACCAGCAATGTTACGAGCAATCAAATATAATTTTAATATTAAAGGACAAATATGGGATAGAATTAAGGCTTATATTGACACTGGTAATATTCGTGATTCTATTGGCTCGTGTAAAATGGAAATAATTTTATCAGGAGGAACATGGGAATCTTATCCATATGAATATCGTAATCAAGTTATGAATGAGATTTATTGGGCGGCTAATACATATGGTGATTCAGAAGTTCGTGATATTATGAATATTGAACAAGAAATTACTATTAATGAAACATCTAAATATCGTGTTATTGGAATGACAATTGAAACAAGACCTGATTTTATTACCAAGCAATCAATTAGAGATTATCGTCGATGGGGTGTAACACGTGTACAAATTGGTGTACAACATTATGATGATATAATTCTTGATGGTATCAATAGAGAATGTCATACTATTGATACAATTAAGGCTCTTAAAATGCTCAAACAAGCTGGTTTTAAAATAGTTTGTCATTTAATGCCAGATTTACCAGGTTCTAATCCAGAATTAGATAAATGGATGTTTGATCAGGCTATTAATAATCCTGATTTACAATTTGATGATGTAAAAGTTTATCCTACAGCTGTATGTCAATCTTCTGATCCAAATCTATTAGTTAAATCTGATATTGCAGATTGGTATGCAAACGGTACTTATATTCCATATGCTGAAAAAAATCTTACTGACTTGATTAATGTTCTAAAATATTATAAAACTAATATTCAACCATGGATTAGAATTCAACGTTTAGTACGTGATATTCCAAAACAATCAATTCAAGCTGGTTACGAAGGTATTAGTAATTTAAGACAAATTATTCAAGACCAAATGAAAAAAGAAGGTACCAGATGTAATTGTATAAGATGTATGGAAATTGGCGATGAAGATAAACTAATGGATTCAGCTAAATTAGTAGTTCGTAAGTATAAAGCATCTGAAGGTCAAGAATTTTATATTTCTATTGAATCTAATAAATCATATTCTTGGTCTTATTTATGGTTTTTAATTAAATATTGGATAATTAAAATTTTAACTTGTAGAAAAACTTATTGGTCTGGTGATATGAAAACTTATAATGGTCTAATTGGATTTTGTCGATTAAGACTAGATTCTAATCCAGGTGGGGGATTTATTAAAGAACTTTCAGATTGTGCTCTAATTCGAGAAGTGCATGTTTATGGTCACAGTTTAGGTGTTGGGTCATCGGGAAACTCATCTCAACATCGAGGTTATGGTCAACTTTTAGTTAAAACAGCTGAAGAAATAGCAATTGTTAATAATTATAATAAAGTTGCTGTTATAGCTGGTGTTGGAACTAGAGAATATTATAAAAATAAATGCGGATATCATTTGGAAGGTACTTATATGATTAAAAACCTTACAAATAAATTTTATTTGTATCAACCAATTTTAATTATCTTTATTTTGGTCTTGAAATTGTTTTGTTGTTGATTCTAATTGTTCATTTAGTTTTTCAATATCTACTCCTAATTCGGATTGTAAAAATGAATCCATCTCTAATTTTAGAGCTTCTGCATCTTCTTGTGTATTAGTATTTTCTAATTTTTGCATCATTTCCATTACTTTGCCTATTCCTGGAATACCATTCATCATATCTTCAAATCCGGGTTCTTTAGATGATTGTTTTCCTCCGGGAATTACTCCAATTTGATCTGCCATTTTTAAAATACTTGATACATTCATTCCTTTGGATTCAGCTTCTTTATTAATACCAACTTCTACACTAGCTGTTGAAAAATTTTCATCAATTAAAATCTTTTCTTTTGGTTTGGCTTTATCTTTTGATCCGCCCATCATTCCTTCCATCATTTGATCCATTCCAGGAACTTTATTAGAAATTGCCTGCATTAATTTATCTAATTCAATTTCCCCATTATTTATTTTATCAGCATATTTTACGGATATTTTTTGACTTATATTCATTATTCCTCCTAATGGATTCCCACCAGATTGATTAGTTAATACATCTTCAAATGATCCAATTATGTCGTCAATCATTGATGTAGTTTGATTATTGACATTAACTCCTAACATTTCTTGTAATTTTTTGTTAGTATTTAAATTATGACTATCTTGTTCTTCGGATTCTTCTTCTGAACTATCATTAATTAATTTATCTAATTGCATAATTCTTTCACTATCCTGTAAATTTTTAGGTTTTAATAATTCACTTAGAAAGCATAAAGTATGTAAATTATTCCAAATTACTTCTTTAACTTCATCTGATTGATTATTTAATAAATTTTTCAAATATAGATTTTTTCCAAATAAACTCTCTGAAATATCTTGTGTATTTTTAGATTTATGTGAAAATACTTTAATTTTACAATCACAAAATAGTTTAAAGTTTTCATCATCTAATGATAAACTAAGATTTTGTCCTCCTGACAATTTATCTTGATTTGATAAAGATTCAATTTCAGATAAAACTTTATTTGTTTTTTCATCAGTGAAAATAATTTTTAATTGTTCAATAAAATGATTATACATTTGTAAATATTGAAATTCATATTGCAAAGTTTCACTCATATTACTTTATAAAAAGTAATAATCTTTAAATCAATTTATAAATAACATTAATTAAAATAATAACATATTATTAATATAATGTTTACTAAATATGAATTGGAAACTATTACAATTATGGTTTTAAATATTAATCATGATAAATGGTTCACTAAACAATGTTTATATGATGAAGTATCAAAATATTACGTTAATAATATAGATGAATTATATTATGGTCATTTTTTATTTGTATGGACTAAATTATTAAATAATATGAATTTTATATCTGTTCATTCATCTGGTGATAAAATAAAAAATAAAACGAATGAAAATAAACTTTTTGAAAATTTTAATGAAAATCAGATTGTTGTAATACATAATATGGATTTACAGGTTCAAATTAAACACATGTTAGATTATCCAAAATTATATCAAGAATCAAGATTAATCAAAGAATTCTTTTTAAATAATTACGATTGTGATTTATTTTTTAAATTATTTAATTTATATCAAAAGATTTTAAATTTAAAACAAGTAGAATATGAAATAACTTCTAATAAATATGATATTTTTAATAAATTAAAATATCCAGCTACAATATCAGTAATTGTTTTAGGTTTTTATTATTATTTTATTAAAAAATAATTTAAAATAATATTCACTTGTATTATAATGGCTTTATTTTTAATGAAAAATAAAAGTATGTTTTATAATAGTGAATTAACAAGTAGATTAATTAATTTAAATTTAGAAAATGATCATAATTCTTTAGAGAATGCATTTAATATATATAAAAAAATATTTGAACCAATAGTTAACTTAAATCAGTATGATAAAATTGGAATTCAAGAATGTTCAAATATTGAATTATTTTCAAATAACCTTTATTTGGATTCAGTTAAAATAAACTTTAAATTATACCTTGATAAATATAAATTTTATCAATCTATTTCTAGATGGTATTGGAAACAAAAAAGACATCAAATTTTTGAAAAAATATTAATATTGTTTGAAGAATATAAAAAAATATATGATAAAATCAAATTAAATTGTACTGTAAATAATAAATTGTATAATCAATTATTAATAAATATTGTTAATTTTAATAATATATTATCAAATAAAATAGTACTATTAAAAATAACTTATTCAGATGATTCAGTTAATGTTTATTTTGATAAGATACTAAAGATTTTAGAACCGGTTAATTCGTAAATTGTTCTTGTTTATTAATTTGATCAATAATATCTTTCATTTTATTTTTTCTATTACAGACTTCAATATATCTAATATATAGTAATATTAAAATCAGTATAATTATAATAAAAAAACCATAATTTTGTTTTATAAATTTCCATAAATGATCTAATAATTTTTTATAAATTGGTCTATTTGGTATAGTATTTATTTTTATTTCAATATTTTTTTTTTGTAATTCTTCTTCAGCAATTTTTATTTTTAATTCTCTCTGATTTTTTTTATCATTATAATATTTAATTAATTTATTTTCAACTAGTTTTGGTTTTTTGATATCTGTATTAAAACTCATTATAATAATATTAGGAAAAAAATTGATATATAAATTTTATTTATTATATTATTTAATATAATGAGTTTTTACACATTTAGAGAAGAAATTGATTCGAAATTAAAAAATAATGTCAGTAAAAAAATTTCAGAAACTGATGAATATTTACTCAATCCTGAAAATAATCGTTTAACGGTTTATCCAATTAAAAATGAAACAATATGGGCGTCTTATAAAAAACAACAAGCGGCATTTTGGACAGCTGAAGAGATAGATTTTTCTAAAGATTATCATGATTTTTGTAAATTAAATGCTAATGAACAACATTTTATTAAAATGATTTTAGCATTTTTTTCATCATCTGATACTATTGTTAATATTAATTTAAGTGAGAGATTTTTAAATGATGTAAAAATAAGAGAAGCAATTGTTACTTATACATGGCAGATGATGATGGAATCAATTCATTCCGAAACATATAGTTTACAAATTGATAATATTGTCAGAGATCCAGATGAGAAAGACAAATTATTTAATGCTATCAAAGAATATCCTTG